GACCAGCATCGTTCTGACGGGCCTCGGCTCCACGACGATCAAAGCTGGTGACGTGTTCACTATCGCGAACGTTTACGCCGTCAACCCGCAGACCCGTGAGTCGACCGGCTCGCTGTTCCAGTTCGTTGCTCTGGCCGACGTTACGGCGTCGACGACGGCGACGGTCACTGTCGCGGCGATGTATTCGGCTACGCAGGCTCTCGCCACGGTCGACGCGCTGCCGGTCGCTTCTGCGGCTGTCACGTTCCTCGGCGCTGCCTCGACGCAGTATCCGCAGAACTTGATTTACCACAAGGACGCCATCGCGTTCGCCACTGCCGACCTTCTGCTGCCGCAGGGCGTCGACATGGCCTCGCGTCAGGTCCACAACGGTATCTCGCTCCGCGTTGTCCGTCAGTATGACATCAACAACGACCGACTGCCCTGCCGTATTGACGTGCTGTATGGCTACAGCGTCATTCGTCCGCAGATGGCGGTTCGTCTTTGGGGCTAATAGGTGGGGCTTCGGCCCCATCTCTTTCTCTAATTTAGGAGCTTTATATCATGGCTATCACTACTCAGGGCGCTTCATACCCGCTCGAATCCTTTGGCCCCACGCCGGCGATCCCGCAGGGCACCGGCGGCTACCAGTATTCCGCTGGCGCTCGCAACGAGCCTCTGATGCTGGCGCAGGGCGCTCCGGCAGCTCTGACCGGCGCGACCGTCACGGTTACGGCGGCCAATCTGGCGACCGGTATCATTACGGTTGATTCCGGCGGCACGGACGCGGGCACCTATACGTTCCCGACGGGCGCGCTGATTGATGCGGCTTTCCCCAGCGTTGCGGTCAACACGGCGTTTGACGTAGTTGTCATCAACATCGGCGATAACGCTGCAAACGACGTGACGTTTGGCGCTGGCACGGGCAACGCGATTGTCGGCAATGCGGTTGTCATTGATGGCGCTACCACGCCGTCTTCGGCTATCTTCCGTTTCCGCAAGACGGGCACGGCGGCGTATTCGATCTATCGCATCGCCTAACATTAGGAGAAGGTAATGCCTAACACTAAACCTGTCGGTGTTGCCTTCTCTGATCCCGAACTCGTGGCTGGCACAACCATCACGGGCGCGACGATCAGTGGAGGCTCTATCTCCGGCGCAACTGCGCTTTCAGGCGCGGCCGTCACCGGCACTACGTCGGTTACGGCGTCTGGCGATCTCTACATTGCTTCGGCGACTGTAGCGGCGGCGGGCGCTAACCAGGGCAACGCGGCTCAGCTTGCGGGCGGTTTTACGCTTGTATCGGCGGCTGACGACGCTAAGGGCGTCAAACTGCCGGCGGCGGTTGCCGGCCGTATTTGCATCGTAAAGAACGCAGTCACTAATAAGGCCTTGCTTCTTTACCCTGCGACTGACGACAAGATCAACGGCGGCACGGCTACGTCCGGTTCGCTGTCTCTGTCCGGCGGCACAATTGCCATGTTGATCGCGTACGACGCGACTGACTGGTATTCACTCCCGCTGCTGCCGTCGTAATTTAATCCTACGGGCGGGCTACGGCCCGCCTGGCCCTTACCATAGGTGAAAAATGGCTGAGATTTATTTGCGCCATGACGTGCATGGCGTTAAGATCGCTACGCTGGAACTAGAAGCGGAAGCCGACGAAGAGAACGGCTGGGAAAGGTTCGATCCTGACGAGGTGACGAAACCAGTCGGGAATGCTATACTTCAGCGCCGGCGCGGTCGGCCTAGACAGGATTTAGACGATGACAATCACAGCTCAAGACATAATCTATAAGTCGTTAAGGATGCTTGGTGTCTTGGCGTCCGGCGAAGCACCAACCGCTGCTGAAGCTCAAGATTCATTATATAGTCTTAATTCTCTTATTGATTCTTTTTCGGCTAACCCGCAATATTACTATTATACACAGGACGAAATTTTTACCCTGACAACTAAGAGTATATACGCTATCGGAAACGCCGTTATCACGCCGGTATCAATTACGCGCGCCAGCACAACGGCTACTGTTACGACGTCGACGCCGCATAATCTTGAAACTAACGACAAGATCACGGTGTCGGGCGCGTCTCAGACTGAATACAATGTAACTGACTCGATTACGGTCACGGGGTCAAATACATTCACTTATACAGTCGCCGGAAACCCGGCTACGCCTGCCACCGGAACGCCGGTTTATACATCTGGTGATTTTCATACGACGCGCCCCATTCGTATTGTTGGTGCGTTTACGCGCGATGCGTCTTCTGTTGACACCCCGATGGGGGTTATAACGGAGCAATATTGGAATAATATCTCTGATAAGGCTGCAACCAGCGCAACCCCTCAGAAAATTCTTTACCGGCCCAGTTTTCCGTTTGGCCAAATTATTGTCTATCCAGTTCCCAGCGGATCGCTATCATTGCATTTACGGTCAGAGAAAATGATCGGCACCTATGCAAGCCTTGTTTCTTCGCAATATCTACCGCCGGGATATCAGCGGCTTCTTGAGTTGGCATTGGCGGTAGATCTTGCACCTGAGTATGGTTCCCGCGCTGCGCCTGAAACAGTGGCGTATCTCAAGAGCGATCTTGAAAACATCATGCGCACTAATTTGGGTAAAATTCTATCGTCAAAAATTGGCGCCATACCAAACTCGAATATCTATACAGATCAAACTGTTGCTGGTTCAATGGGGCCGCCACAGGGAGTTAACATGTAATGACGATAACAACTGCGCGCGATTTAATTAACGACGCACATCGTCTTTTGAACCTGACAGCTTCCGGCAATGTATTGCCGGAAGTTAACTATCAGGATAATTTGCGCGCGTTGAATCAAATGATCGACTCGTGGAACACCGAGCGTCTGGCGGTCTTTTCAACACAAGATCAAGTATTTAACTGGCCTCCAGGCGTTCGTTCGCTTGATATTGGTCCGGATGGTGACGTTTACATAAACGGCGCTCTTCTGACGACGCAAAATAATTCGCATATTCTAACGCAATCATCACAACACATTGAAGTCCCTGTTCTTGTGACGCGGCCAATTCTTGTTGATGACGCGACCTATTTCCGCGATCCTCAGACAAACGTGTCTTATGGGATTAAATTGATTAATCAGCAGCAATATGACGGTATTGCGGTAAAGACTGTCACTAGCACTTACCCGCAAGTTATGTGGGTCAATATGGGTTACCCCAGCATATCACTGACTGTCTATCCGGTTCCGTTACGACTACTTGAATTTCATCTTATATCTGTAACTCCATTAGACAAACCGGCCTACTTATCGACGGAACTATCTTTCCCTCCGGGTTATTTGCGGGCGTTCCGGTATAATTTGGCTTGTGAAATGGCCCCCGAATTTGGTATTGAACCATCCGCTCAAGTGCAGCGTATTGCTATGTATAGCAAGCGCAACCTGAAGCGTATCAATAACCCGGATGACATCATGGCGCTGCCTTACAGCATCGTCGGCACACGTCAGCGGTATAATATCTACGCAGGAAACTACTAATGAAGACGCCGATTCTTGGCGCGTCTTATGTTGCGCGTAGCGTCAATGCCGCCGACAATCGGATGGTTAATCTCTTTCCTGAGATTGTGCCCGATGGCGGTAAAGAGGCTGCATGGCTCCAGCGTGCGCCAGGATTGACGCTTCTTGCTACGTTACCGCAAGGGCCAATTCGCGGTCTTTGGACTTTTAATAATTTAGCTTACGCGGTCGCCGGCGGAAAATTCTATCAGATAGATACAAATTGGACCTATGTAGAAAAAGGCACTGTCGCCGGGACCGGCCCCGTCAGCATGGTCGACAATGGCACGCAGATATTCATCGCGTGTAACGGTCCCAGCTACATTTATAATTCCTTGACCGATCAGTTTGCGGAGATCACAGATCCCGATTTTGCTGGCGCGGTGACTGTTGGCTATATTGACGGATATTTTGTTTTTAACGAGCCAAACAGCCAGAAATTCTGGGTTACGTCTCTTTTAGACGGCACATCGATTGACCCCTTAGACTTTGCCAGCGCTGAAGGTTCTCCAGATAATCTGGCAGCTCTTATCGTTGACCATAAAGAAATCTGGCTGTTCGGCCAAAATTCTGTTGAGGTCTGGTATGATGCCGGCAATCCGGATTTTCCGCTTGCGCCTATTCAGGGCGCGTTTAATGAAATTGGCTGTATAGCACCCTATTCTGTCGCCAAGCTCGATAATGGCGTTTTTTGGCTGGGCGCGGATGCGCGCGGGCGCGGTATCGTTTATCGGTCTGAAGGCTATACCGGCAAGCGTATTTCGACACACGCCGTTGAATGGCAAATTCAGCTATATCATAACCTAGCGGACGCGGTGGGCTATACATATCAACAAGACGGGCATAGTTTTTATGTTTTGAATTTCCCCTCTGCCAATACGACATGGGTTTACGATGTCGCCACCCAGGCATGGCATGAGCGCGCCGCATGGGAAGACTATAATTTTATCCGCCATCGCGGCAACTGTCAGATGTCGTTTAACAATGAGATTGTTATTGGCGACTATGAAAACGGCAATCTTTACGCTTTTGATCTTGATAATTATACGGACAATAACACGATTCAAAAATGGCTGCGTTCTTGGCGGGCGCTTCCTACTGGCCAGAACGATTTAACCCGCACCACTCAGCATAGTCTTCAGCTCGATTGTGAAACCGGCGTCGGGTTAAACGGCCCTGATTATACATATCTTGAAGGTTTATACCTTACGACCGAAGATAGTACTAAACTTATAACCGAATCAGGCGATTATATAGTCGCAGAAGCTGGCGTGCCTGATGTCGGCGTTTTTCCACAGGTTATGCTTAGATGGTCCGATGATGGCGGCCACACTTGGTCAAATGAACATTGGAAGTCTATGGGAAAATTAGGCCGATTTGGCTATCGCACGATCTGGCGTCGGCTTGGCATGACGCTGAAGATTCGCGATAGAGTATATGAAATTTCAGGAACAGATCCGGTCAAGATAGCGATTATGGGTGCTGAATTACACATGAGTCAGACAAATGCCTGACACACAAATTATCGCCCCGCGCGTCCCGTTAATAGATCCTCGAACGAATCTTATTTCGCGCGAATGGTATAGATATTTCCTCAATCTATTGAACGACAGCAGCAATAATACAATCGACATAAATTCGCTTTTAACGACGCCAACAAATCAGGACAGTCCGATTTACGCGGAGTTATTAAATATAATCAATCAAGTTCAGAATACAGATCAAGTTTCTAGCTCTTTGGCTGTTTTGCAAAATGAAGTGCAAGGACTGTCATTAACGCCTACCGCGCCCGAGGTGCAATTTCTTGATTTTGGATCGTTTTACCGCACCGATAGCGCTACGGCTTCCGCGATCAATACGGCGCAGACAATAAGTTTCCAGTCGCAAAACGTCTCACGCGGAATTGAATGGCTGTCAGGGACGCCAACACGCATATATGTTTATTCGCCCGGAGAGTATAATTTTCAATTTTCGGCGCAAATGACTAAATCCTCGGCCAGTCTAGGCTATGCCTGGATTTGGCCAGCGATTAACGGAACTGATGTCGCAAATTCCGCAACGCGCGTTTCTTTTCAAGGGTCGAACTCGGATACCGTAGCGGCGTGGAATTGGTTCCTAACCATGAAAGCCGGTGACTATTTTGAGCTTAAATGGGCCGTTGACGACACAAACACCATTTTGGCGTCATACGCGTCTTCGGCCTTTGCCCCTGCTATTCCGTCCGTTATCTTAAGCGCCAATAGGGTGTCTTTGTAGACGATTATATGGTAAGGATCTTAAATGGCTACCGTATCACCTACCCCTAAATTTCAAGCGTTTGACGCTAATGGCGCTCCTTTAGTTGGGGGTAAGCTCTATACTTACGTCGCCGGCACGACCACGCCGCAGGTGACATACACCAGTTCAAGCGGTCTTGTCCCCAACGTAAACCCGGTTATCTTGGATTCGCGCGGTGAGGCTTCAGTTTGGCTTTCGTCAGCCGAATATAAATTTGTCCTCAAAGATGCTTATGACGCTGAAATCTGGACTGTTGACAATCTGGCAGGCAGCGCCACGCAGGCTGAGTTACAGGCGCTTGACGTATCGCTGACAGCGCAGATTGCGGCTATATCGAGCGGTCTTGCGGGTTCAAGTGGCGCATCGCTTGTTGGTTACAATCAAGGCGGCCTTGGCGCAGTCACACAAACCGTTCAAACGCGACTGCGCAAATCAGTGTATGTGACTGATTATGGAGCGACCGGCAATGGCGTAACAAACGACACGGCAGCGTTTAATCTTGCGATCAGTGCCTGTCCTACAGGCGGAACTGTTCTGGTGCCACCGGGACGGTATCTTATAGATCCGATTACGTTACCGGCGTATAAAAGTATGTCTGGCACAACGCCCGGACCGTTTGACGGCACTTATGACCCTGCGTCTGTCACTAACGCTCCGACCATTCTTGTCAATAGCAATACCGGCCCGGCTATTACGCTTTCCGGGTATCAAAGTTCCGTTACAGATCTGTTATTCTTTTACCCGACGCAAGTTACGCCTACGTCTGCAACGCCGCTTGCATTTAATTCGACGATCTATATGACCGCCGCTGGAGGGCATAATTGTCGTCGATGCACATTTATTAACAGCTATGTAGCCATTCAAGTTAATGTTGGCCGGTGCAATATCACAGATTGTCTTATCGGCGCATATTCACGAGGCATACTTATCGACAATGCGCTTGATTGGGTGACAATAAGTAACGTATCCAATCAAGTCATGTGGGACGTCTATCTTGGCCTCGCGTTTCCACAAAACATTGACGCATGGGTATTGAATAACGCATACGCACTTGAAGCGCGGCGCATAGACAGTTTACAAGTAGTTAATTTTAGTTGCTTTGGGCGTTACGCGGGTGTTTTGTTTACGGATAGCGCGGACACCACATTGTCCCCGCGCAATGGTTATGGTCGCCTTACTAACTTAGATTTTGATTCCGTCGCATTTGGTGTGGTTGCGGTTTCCACAAATACTGGTGCCGGCGGATATAAGATAACCAATATGGATCTTGGCGCTAATGCGTCAGGTGTAGGCACAGCAGGGCAAGCCACATTAAAGTCTTTTGCAGGGGGCACTTTAGCCCCTTGCGTTACATGGGATGTTGGGTCTGTTCGGGGTAGCTGGGCGAGTGGCTCTACATACCCTGATTTTACGGCGGCTGGTCAAGTTTATGTTTCTAATGTGTACGGCATAAATAACATAGGCGTCATAGCCTCACCGGCTGTCCCCGCAACTACAGTAGGCTACAAAAACAATTACGGCATTGATATGCGTATAGTTATGGTAGCTGGCGGCGGCAACATAACCGCCGTCGACGTAAAATCTTTTTCCGGTGGCTATGCCGGGACAGGTCTGGCAGGCGCGAATTGTTCATACGTGCTTCGCGCAAATGAGACTATAAAAGTTACATACCCCGGCACTCTTACTTGGTCTTGGGCTACGCTATGACAGTAACAGTTAGAGCCCTCATTGAGGCAAAAAATGCTGAATCTTCTCAGACGACGCAATATACGTCGTCTGGAATTACGACGATCATTGATAAGTTTACGGCGACAAATTACGACACCGCGCCGCATACTTTGTCTGTAAGTCTTGTGCCGTCAGGTGGATCGGCCGATAATTCTAACTTGATTGTCAAGACTAAAACGCTTCAGGGCGGCGAAACTTATACGTTTCCAGAAATTGTTGGCCAGGTTCTTAATGCCGGCGATTTTATCTCAACAATCGCCAGCGCAGCGACCAGCATCAATATCCGCGCCAGCGGGCGCGCGGTGTCGTGACGACGCGGATAGTTGAAGATCGTGCGACGGCCCTGCGGATCGGGTTTGTCGCAACGGATTGGAACTATCCGATCACGTTTGAGGAGCATGTCGAACGCGCTAAAAATTGGAATGTAAACGTCATCGAACGTGACGGGCAACCAATCGGGGCCATGTTCGAAAAAGATGGCGAGGTCCATTGCTCCATATTGCCGGAATGGCGGCGTAAATGGCTGACAAAAGGACTTCTCAGACAGATTGTTGACCGCCCAGACTTTCATACGCGAGTGGACGATGGCCACGACTATATGTATGGTATTCTAGAGCGACTTAATATGGTGAGCCGCCCTGACGGCACGGTAGGAAGGATCTAACGATGGGTTGGGGTAAAGCGGCTAACGCTCAAAATCAAGCAACGCAGATGGCGATGATTGCGCAGGCTCAGCAGGCCGCGCAGGCGCAGAACGCGCTTCAGCAGGGGCAGACACAGGCCGCCGGCGCGATCAATCGCGGCATGGAAGCCTATACGCCGTATCAGACTGTTGGCGTAAACGCCATCAATCAGCTTGCCCAATTATACGGGCCGACCGGCGAATACACGCAAATGCCGACGCTAGACCAGCTTCAGATGGACCCTAGCTATGCGTTCCGCGAACAGCAGGGCATGAAGGCGCTTCAGCAGTCCGCCGCAGCGCGTGGCGGTTTGCTGTCCGGCTCGACGCTGAAAGGCATACAGAACTATGGCCAAGGTTTAGCCTCAACCGAATACGGCAACGCCTATAACCGCTTTATGGCTAATCGCCTTGCGGCTACACAAGCTCTTCAGGGCCTTGGCAGTTCGGGCCTGACCGCAGCCGGCGGCATGGGTAATCTGGCCAGTAATCTCTCTGGCGTCTACACCGGCACAGCGCAGAACATGGCGCAGAACTATCAGGGCTTGGGCCAAGCGCTCGGTCAGGGCTACGCCAATATCGGCGCTAACAACGCCAGTGCGTATATGGGGCCGACGAATCTAATGGCGCAACTTGCTGGCCAAGGTATTCAAGCCGCAGGCGCGTACGCTGGCTATAAGGCCGGTATGGGTAAGCCCTTATTCTGAGGTATTTAAATGCCTGTTCAGTATCGCCCAATTCCTGAGTTTGAAGTGCCAAATCTGAACCTTATGGGCTCATTTGCTCAAGGTCAGGCGCTTGCTCAGAGCGGATTACAAGCTGAAAAGACCGCGCAGGCCATGGAATTAGCTGGCCGCGCAGCCCAGCGTCAGGAAGAAGAAGCGTCGCGCAACGCGCAAATCAAGCTACAAGAACTTAACGATAAGATTCGCGCCCATGCTTTGTCGCGCTTGAGCGCGGTGCCGGAAGGCGATCAAGCCGGCTATATGAAAACGATTGAAGAATTTAAGGATATTTTTCCATCTGAATATGATGTGCTGTCGAAACGCAAATGGGACGCCGAAACGCGTCGCATGGTGCTATTGACGCCCGAACAGCAGTATAAACAGGCAACTAAAGACGTGTTGTTGCCATCAGGCCAGACGCAGACCATGCGGTATCCTGAGTTTGGCGGCGGCGCGGCCGCTCCTATTGGCGGTCTGGTTAGTGCGCCAAAACAAGAACTTAAAGAAGTCGGCGGAGAGCTGTATAATGTGACGCCGCAAGGCGCGATTGCGGTGCCGCTCCTTCCTGCTGGCCGTGGTCAAGCTGGCGCGTTTACCGGCGGCGACATGACCACTAACCTTATTAAAGAGCGCGAAGGTTTTATTGAGAAGCCTAAGTATGACGTAAATGCCTATCGTGCCGGCTATGGCAGCGATACTGTTACGCTTCCTGACGGCACCGTGCATAAGGTGACGCCTGGCATGTCGATCAGCCGCGAAGACGCGGAGCGCGATCTTCAGCGCCGTATCAATACGGAATTTGTGCCGAAGGCCGCCGCCAAGGTGGGCGAAGAAAACTGGGCGCGCTTGCCGGAAAATACGCGGGCGGCGCTTACGTCGGTCGCGTATAACTACGGCACCATCCCCAGCCGGATTGTCCCGGCGGTGCAGTCAGGCAACCCGGAAGCCATCGCCAAAGCAATCGAAAGTCTTGCCGACGATAACAAAGGCATCAACGCTGGCCGGCGTATGCAGGAAGCCAATATTGCGCGCGGCACCAATTTGCCAGGATCGCAGGCTGTTCCGGCGTTTGCGGCTGCTGGCGCACCGACCTATATGGGCGGCCCGCAGATCAATCCGCCAATCAATATGATGGCTGCCGCCGCGCCTACAGTTAATGCTATGGCCGCGCCAACTCCCGCGCCGATGCCAACGCAGGCACCGGCCCCGGTTCAGCCGGTCACGGTCGGCACCAAAAAACAGGTCGTCGGTCAGTCAAATGTCGAAGACACGCTCGGCAAGATGATGGACAAATACAACCGTCTTGACGCGTTGAAAGCCATACCTTCGGCACAACGCGGCATTGCCGAAAATATTCCCGCTTATCTGGCTGGCACGACATTCGGTCAGGAAGTTGAAAAGGCACGTGCCACGCCGGCGCAGCAGCAGCGTAATGAACTGAAGGCGCTCCGGCGCTCATTGTTGAAAGACATCATGGCGGCCACGGGCGCGTCGGCTAAAGAGCTTGACTCGAATTTCGAACTAAAAAGTATGCTTGAATCGCTGTCTGACGAGACGATGGATATTGATTCCGTCCGTCGTATTGTTGCCGATCTGTCGGCGCGCTACGGCAAAGGCGCGGTCAAAGCGCCGGAAGAAGCGCCGATGGGCGCGCCGACAGCGCCTAGCACCGGCAAAACGATTACTCGGCGCGGAACATATAATGGCCGCCCTGTGGTCGAATACAGCGACGGGACAGTAGACTATGCCGATTGACCCTACCAAGGTAAAATGGGACGACGCCGGTGCTATTGACCCCAACAAAGTAGATTGGTCAACGGGCGGCATGTCGCTTGGCCGCGCGGCTGAAGTCTCCGGGGGCGCGGCTGCGCCATTGGCGGCGGCGGCTGGTGCTGGCGCGCTGTTAGGCGGCCCCGCAGGCGCAGCGCTCGCGGCCGGCGGTCTTGGCGCGGCGGATCTGGCCACGACGCTTTATAACGTCGCCGCGCCTCGTTTTGGCGGTCAGCCTGTCCGCACGCCGTCTGAAATCGTGCGCGGCTATCTCATGCCAAAATCATTCCGCCCGCGCACGCAGGCCGAAGAACTTTTGGCGTCAGCGGCTGAAGGTGGTGCGGGCGCGCTGACTGGCGCGGGCGCGGCTAATGTGCTGGCCAAACGCGCGGCCCCTGGCATGATGCGTAATGTGCTGGCGACGATGGCCGAACGTCCCGCCGTGCAAGCTGGCGCGGGCGCTGTTGGCGCGGCGGCTCCGGTTCGCGCAGAGCAAATGGGCGTCGAAGATCCGCGCGCACTGTTGGCCACGAGCCTCGTTGGCGGTCTGGCTGGCGCGCATGGCGCGGCCGGGCTACAGCGCGGTCTTGAGTCAGGCGTTGCGGCGGCGGAACGCGGCGCGCTTCGACTTGCTGGCAAACCTCCGTCAACGGAAGCGCTTGGCGAACGCGCATCAAAGTCCTTTGAAACCGCTACGTCGCTCGGTGTTCAGTATGATCCGGCTAAATATCAGGCTTTTGCGGATACTATTGAGTCTAAACTTAAAGGTTATGATCCACGATTCAGCAAATTCTCTGATGTAAAGGTAGCCGTCGACGCGTTGAAAGATCTCGGAAGCCAGCCGCTGACGATAGAAAGTCTGCACAATGCGCGGCAGATGATTGGCGTTCTGCGTGACGACAAAGAAAAAGACGTGCGCCGATTAGCGGGTATTCTGACTGACAAATTGGATGAATTTGTCACGAATGAAAAGAACGCCGGTATTACTGAACGCATGTCTGGCACAGGTAAGAAAGCCGCTGATGCTCTCATGGCGGGCATTAAAGACTATCGCATGATGTCAAAAAGTTCGGAAATCGAGCGACTAATCGCGCGCGCCGATCTTGTCGGTGGTTCGGCGGAAAATATCGAGACGCAATTTCGTTCTCTGGCGCGCAACCCGGCGCGGCTTCGCAAGTTTACGCCTGATGAACAGTCGATGATTAAACGCATCGCCAAAGGCGAAGAAGGTTCGTCGCTTGTAAACATGGTCGCCAAACTATCTCCGACACGTAGCCCCGCTGTCCTTGGCGCGGAAATGTTGCTTGGTGGTTACGGCGTCAGCTCTAATGATCCTTATGCTGGGCCGGCCGCTGTTACGGCGGCCGGATTAGGTCTGGGCGGGCGGGCGCTTCAGAACGCCATGGCGCGTCGCGCTGCCGGCAATGTCGCGGCTATGACGCGTGGCGCTCCGACCGCTGTTCCGTTTTCAGTTCAATACGCGCCGCTCGCCATGCCGTTGGCTACGCAAGGCGTCAACGCAATGGCGAGGTAATCGTGGTCGAATATCAAGTTCTTTTCGACGTAGCTATCGCGGTTATCGGCGTTCTGGGCGGCTGGACGCTCAACACCGTATGGAGCGCCGTGCGGGATCTTCAGGTCGCCGACAAGGCGCTGGCCGAAAAGGTCGGCGCTATAG